AGTGCTGTTGACGAAATTGATATCCGTGCTGGTAATAATATTACTATTACACCAGTTACAACACCTGGATCAAAAGGCATAACAATTGCCAGTGATGTAAGTGGAATACTTGACTTAGGTATCAGTGACGGAACAAACGGCCAAATACTACAAACAGATGGTAATGGTGGATTTAGTTTTGTTGATAGAACACTAACACAAGCATCACTTCCAGCATCACAACAATTTACAGCAGACGGAACAAGTTTTGCATTTACACTAACTGACGCACCAGCAGGTGTTGAAGAAATTGATGTGTATGTTAACGATGTCTTACAACGTCCTAGCATTTACTCTGTAAATGGAACAACGCTAACATTTAATGTGCTACCAGATTCTGGATTTGACATTTATGTTAAGTATAGATATCCATATGCAACAATGTCATCACCAGCAAACGCTAGTATTGAAAATCACCATCTCAATTTAGTTTATACAAGTAGTCAGTATACAGGAAACAACTCCACTACAGATTACTTGATACAACCTGGACATACTGTTCACAGTGTATTGGTTATTGTAGACGGATTAATTCTACCACCAACTGAATACAGCATTAGCGGATCAACGCTAACCATTACTACTCCGCCAACAGCTGGTGCAGTAGTAGACTTTAGATACTTACCAAATTAACAGTTTTCATACGTTATAACTCCTACCGTGTATTGATAAATACATTACGCAATGAGTCTACCTGACTTATTGCTATCGGGCATATAAAAGAATTATATGTTTTTATCAATATTGATTGGAGAAATCTAACATGGCTTTTAGACAAATTAAATCGCCGGCTCTCGCAAATGCAGCAGTCATCGAATCAAAACTAGACGCAACATCCGTTTCTGGCCAAACGGGCGCAAGTTCAGTAGGTTCGGCGGATACTTTTCTATTACACGTCAACGCTTCGTCATCTTTAAAGAAAGTTACAGCAGCAGACCTAATTGGATCTTATGATACATCAGATCTAACAGAACACGCTGATTACAAATTCTTTACAAATGCAAGAGCACAGGCGGCAGTTGCTTCGGACATCGCAGCAGCAGTTTTAGTAGAAACGAATCGTGCTACAGCAGCAGAAGGTGTAAACACAACAGCAATAGCGGCTGAAGAGACACGTGCTTTAGCAGCTGAAGGCGTTAATGCATCAGCAATAACGGCAGAAGAAACTCGTGCCTTAGCGGCAGAGAGTGCAATAGATACAGCTTATAAGGCAGCTGACACATCTATGCAAACACAAATTAACAACATTATTAGTAACACTGATCCAGCAGCACTAGACTCGCTGAGTGAAATCGTTACAGCATTCCAAAGTGCAGACTCAGTCTTTACTTCAGGTATTGCTGCAAACGCGGCGGCTATTACAGCTGAAACTACTCGTGCCACTGGCGCAGAAGGCGTTAACGCAACTAACATTGCAAACGAAATTAGCAGAGCACAAGGTGTAGAGGCAACTAACGCAGCGGCGGTAGTTACTGAAGCAGGATTAAGAGTAGCGGCAGATAATGCCTTAGACGCTCGTGTTACTGCAAACGAAGGTGACATCACAACATTAACAAATGGTTTAGCAGCTGAAATTTCAGCAACTAACGGTGACATCTCAACATTAACTACAAACTTAGCGGCAGAAATTGCTACTGCAAGAGGTGCCGAGGCAGCGAACGCATCAGATATCGCGGCTGAAGAAACTGCAAGACAGAATGCTGATACACTTATCAGAACTGACTTTGCGGCAGCAGATACGGCTCAGACAACAGCAAATACTACAGCGTGGGAGGCATATGCCGATCAAGCAGAAGTAGACGCTAAAGCATACACTGACACACGTGAAACAGCAATTAATTCAGCTTGGGCGGCAGCAGATGCGGCACAAACTTCAACTATTAATGCGGCGTGGGCAGCGGCTGACACAGCTCAAACAACAGCAAATACTACAGCCTGGGAAGCATACGCTGACCAAGTAGAAGTAGATGCAAAAGCATACACAGACACACGCGAAGGTGTTTTACAAGGAAACATTGATACAGAAACAGCAAGAATTGATTCAATCATTTCAAATACTGATCCTGCATCATTAGACTCATTAACAGAGATTGTTGCGGCTTTCCAAGCAGCAGACTCAAACTTTAGTGCATTAATTTCATCAAACACTACTGCAATTGCTACAGAGGCAACTGCAAGAGGGAATGCTGATACTACACTACAAGGTAATATCACAGCTGAAGCAGGAACACGTGCAGCAGCAGATGTTACATTACAAAGCAACATCGATGCAGAAGAAACTGCAAGAATTGCCCAAGATGCAGTAACATTAGCATCAGCGGCAACAGACGCAACTACTAAAGCAGACGCGGCACGTAATGCTGCAATTGCACACGCTGACACAGAAGACGCGGCGTTAATTGGTGATGCAACTGTAGACGGAACATCAGGTAACACTGTAAAAGCTCGTATCGATAGTGGTGATGCAGCAGTAACAACAGCATTTGGAAACGCCGATACGGCAATTACAAATGCCTTTACAGCGGCTGACACAGCTCTACAACTTCAAATCACTGCTAACGATGGTGACATTGCAACTAACACAGGTGACATTGCAACTAACACGGCAGCAATTGCACAAGAAGTTACAGATAGAACTACAGCAGACAACACGTTACAAGCTAACATTACATCAGAAGCAACTACAGCCAGAGCGGCAGAACTTGCTAACTCTCAAGCAATTACGGCGGAAGCCACAACTGCTAGAGCGGCTGAAGGTGCAAACACTACTGCTATTTCAAATGAAGTAACACGTGCAACTGGTATTGAAGCAGGCTTACGCACAGACGTAGACGCTAACACAGTAACTGGTTCTACAAACGCAGCAAACATTACAATTGAAGCAACAGCAAGAGCGGCAGCTGATTTAACGTTACAAGGTAACATTGATACAGAAACAGCACGTATCGACGCTATCCTGTTAAACGCCGATGGCGCATTAGACACATTAAAAGAAATTGGCGATGCATTTGCAGCAGCTGATTCAACTTTACAAGGTCTAATTACAGCTAACGGAACACGTTTAACAACTAACGAAGCTGACATCGTAACACTAGAAACTGAAATGGACGCAGCAGAAGGTCGTTTAGATAGTTTAGAAGCAGTAGTGGCAACTGGTGGTCAAACACTAGATACTACAGCAACAACACTAGTTGGTGCAATCAACGAAGTGCATGGTGAAGTAAACACTAACACAACTAACATTGGTGTTATTGGTGACTTAGATACTACAGCATCTAACTTAGTTGGTGCAGTAAACGAAGTGCATGGTGAAGTAGATGCTAACAAAACAGCGGCAGACACAGACAGAGCAGCGATTCGTTCAGAATTTGCGGCAGCTGACGGTGTTGTAACAGCGGCTTACACAGCAGCAGACGTAGTAGTAACAGGTGCATTCCAGGCAGCAGATGCGGCCCAAACAACAGCTTTACAGGCATATGCCGATACAGCTGAAGCAGATGCAATTACGGCAGCAGGCACTTATACTGATGCAGAAGTTCTAACTGAAAAGACTAGAGCAGAAGCGGCAGAATTAGTTCTTACAAATGCAGTAGCGGCAGAGGCAACTACAGCACGTGCGGCAGAACAAGCAAACGCGGCAGCAGCAGCGGCTAACTTGTTAGAAATTACTGCAACACAGGCAAGTGGTGGACTGAACTTAGACGGAACATATACAGCACATAGTGGTTCAAACTACATTGACGCTGGTTCTAACTTAAAAGCAGTTGACTTACTATTAGACGCACAAGCTAAAGCAAATGCAGACGCAATTGCAGGCGAGATTACTGACAGAACTACAGCGGTAGCGGCGGAAGCCTCAACTGCTAGAGCGGCAGAACTTGCAAACGCAAATGCTATTGCAGCTGAAACAACAAGAGCAACTGGTGTAGAAGCTACATTATCTGGTCTTATTACAACTAACGCAACTGACCTTGCAACTGAGAGTGCTAGAGCACAAGCAGCTGAAGGTGTAAACGCAACAGCAATTGCAGGTATCATAAGCAACACGGATCCAGCAGCTTTAGATTCATTAACTGAAATCGTAGCGGCTTTCCAAGCAGATGATGGCACAATTACTGGCTTAGTAAATACTAACACTACTAATATCGCAACTAACACGGCAGGCTTAGCTCAAGAGCTAGTTGATCGTGCAGCGGCAGATACAGCGTTAGATACAGCTTATAAGGCAGCGGATACTACATTACAATCAAACATCGACCTTAAACTAGCACTTGCTGGTGGAACTATGTCGGGTAACATTGCAATGGGTAGCAACAAGGTAACTGGACTTGCTAACGGCACAGATTCAGGTGATGCAATCAACAAAGGTCAACTAGATGCGGCAGTATCAGCACTAGACTTGTCAAACTTTGACACTAATGACTTAGACGAAGGCACAGGCCCAACAGCTAACTTATACTTTACAACTGCAAGAGCAAGAGCAGCTATATCTGTAACAGATACAGCAGGCAACGGCTTAGCAAGCTACGACAATACTACAGGTGTTATTAGCATTAATACTAACGAATCAGTTCTAGACCTAACAGATGTATCTGATACAGATTACACAGGTAAAGAAGATTACGTATTACGTGTAAATGCAAACGAAGATGGAATGGAGCTTGTAAGCCCATTAGATATCTTTGCACACAACTGGCGTCAAACTATTCCAGGTGATGGAACAGCGACACAGTTTGCGTTAACAAACCCAGTAGACCAGTCGGATGCATTAGTATTCGTTGGTGGTGTTATCCAGGATCCAGTAACGCACTATAGCATTGCTAACCAGGTAATTACAATGACATCTGCTATGCCAGTTGGCACACAAGCAGTAGTTGTAGCACCAAGCGTAGGTTTAGTACCAGTATTATCAGCTGGTCAGGTAACAACTGACAAATTATCAGCAGATATTAAAGCGTATGTACAAGGTTCAAATGTTTCAACTACAACAGGTGGCGATGTAATCGACACGTTTGCGAAAGCAACATATCGTTCAGCGAAGTATATTATACAAGCAGACGATGGTAATGGTAACTATGAAACACGTGAAGCACTAGTAACACATGACGGCACAACAGCATACATCACAGAATATGCGATGGTATACACAGGTGCTGATTTAGTCGGTGATGCAAGTGTTAACATGAATGGTAACAATGTTGAGTTAACTTATACAACTAACTCAGGTACAGCAACAGTGAAGGTTATTTCAACATACATTGACGTGTAAGTTGAGGTAACCATGATTAATAGGGTGCAGCCAGAGGTTGCACCCCATATTAGAGGTTAAGTATATCATGAATATAAAAGCACTTAATATGTTAAAGATAACGGTAAATATATTGAAGACCAATATAGATACTATTTTCGCTAAAAAGGAAAATTAAAATATGGCACAGAAAAAATTTATAATCGACGGCGGCTTCAAGACTACAGATGATTCATTAATCGAAGCAAATCTTGAAATGACCGGCCACATTATTCCAACTGTTGACTCTGACGGATCTACAGGTTTCGACCTAGGCTCAACAACGAAGAAGTGGCGTGATCTATACCTTTCAGAAGGATCACTATATATTGATGGACAAAAAGTTATTGAATCGAACTCAGGTACGATCGTTGTCCAGGCTGACCCAAATCAGTCATTAACTACACAAGTATCTGGATCAGGTGTTTTAACACTTACTTCAGCTACAAGCATAAACATGAACGGCACGTTGCAAATGGCAGCAGGCAAGAAAATCACAGACGTAGGCGGAGATGCAGTTACGTTTGGTGATAAAGTTGACATGGATGATAACAAAATTGAAAATGTTGGAACTCCTACAGCAAATACAGATGCAGCAAACAAATCTTACGTAGATGCAGCAGTAGACGGCTTAGTGAACGGCGCCCCAGGTGCTTTAGACACACTAAACGAACTTGCTAATGCGCTAGGTGACGACGATGACTTTGCGGCATCAATGACTACAGCGTTGGCTCTAAAAGCAGCTACTACATATGTAGATGCCCAAGATTCATCAACATTAGCAAACGCGGCAGTAGACGCAACTTCTAAAGCAAATGCAGCATTGGCATCAGCACAAACATATGCAGATACAGCCGAAGCAGATGCAATTAGTACAGCGGCAGCAGATGCAACTACTAAAGCAGACGCGGCACAAACGGCAGCAGAAGCAACAGCAGCGGCGGCTAACACAGCACTAAAAACTGTTCTAGAAACGTATGCAGATACAGCCGAAGCAGATGCAATTAGTACAGCGTCAAGTGATGCAACTACTAAATCTGCTCAAGCAGAAACAAATGCAGTAGCGTCAGCAGAAGCAAAAGACGCCGTACGTGCAACAGCAGCGGCAAGTGATGCAACAGCTAAAGCAAATGCAGCATTGGCATCAGCACAAACTTATGCAGATACGGCAGTTTCTAACTTAGTTGGTGGCGCAGGCGCAGCCTTTGATACTCTTAAAGAGATCCAAGATGCAATGGCAACAGATGCAGAGCTTTCAACTGCAATTACTAACGTTACATCAGCAGCGGCTTCTACAGCAAGTGCAGATGCAACTACTAAAGCAGATGCAGCATTAGTTGATGCAAAAGCATACACTGATACACGCGAAGGCATAATTACATCAGCATACCAAACATATGCAGATTCAGCCGAAGCAGATGCAGTCAGCACAGCAGGTACAAATGCAGATACTAAAATATTAGTTGAAACAAATGCTAGAACAACAGCAGATACTACGTTGCAAACTAACATTACATCAGAAGCATCTACACGTGCAGCAGCAGATACTACATTACAAGGTAACATTGATGTAGAATCAGGAAGAATTGATGCAATCCTTTCAGGTGCAAGTGCTGATAAAGATACTTTTGCAGAAATCGTTACATTTATTAACTCAGTTGATACAACTAACGATTCAGCATTAGGTACTGAAATCACTACTAGAGCAAGTGCAGATACGGCATTAAGCGGACGCTTAGATGTTGTTGAAGGTACTGGCGCAGGTTCTGTATACTTAGCACAAGCAGATGCAATAGCATCAGCAGAAGCTAAAGACGTAGTACGTGCAACAGCAGCATCAAATGATGCAACAGCTAAAGCAGATGCGGCACAGGCAGCGGCAATTACTGCAGCGGCAACAGATGCAACTACTAAAGCTGACGCAGCTGAGGCAGATGCAATTAGTACAGCGGCAGCAGATGCAACTAATAAAGCAAATGCAGCACTGGCATCAGCACAAGCATATGCTGATACAGCCGAAGCAGACGCAATTAGTACAGCAAGTGCAGATGCAACTTCTAAGGCTAACCAAGCACTAGTAGATGCAAAAGCATACACAGACACTGGAATTGCAAATATTGAAGCAAGTATTTCAACTGCAACATTCCATAGTAGTGTAACTGACGTAAGCAACGCATCAACACTAGCATACACATTTAGTGATATTGTTGGTGCAGAAGATTACACAGTATATGTTAACAGACAACTTGTTAGACCAGCTGAATTAACTTCAGTTAATTTATCAACAGGTGTTGTAACATTTGCATCAAGTGTTATTGAAGTAGGCGACGAAATTGAAGTCAAAGGATGGAAATTAGTTAGCTAATATAATTTAGTCCAAAGGTAGGGGGTCCCAACCCCCTACTTAGGCACTTATAAGTGCCATGGTAATAACAGAGTTAATACTACGAGGCTAAAAAACTTTTAAGGAGAGTTAAAATGGGAAGAAAAGTAAGAAGTGGAGGCTCAACAAGTGCCTTTTCATTCAATAAATCAAAGAAATACAGATATAATTCAACTGGTTCACTAGAAGAATTTACAGGTGATGCAGGTGCAGAAGAAATTACAATTTCAGGTTCAAAATCGTCTCTTAGACGTATGGCGGACATGGAACGTAACATTTCGATCCTAGCAACAAAGCTAACAACAACTGACGGTGAAGCAGATGATGGTAGCAACACAAGTTTTGATACAAACGTAAACAAAACAACACGTTTTAAGAAAGGTGTTGAGATAGTTAAAACACTGACCATGAAAGATCCGATCAACATGAGCAGTAATAAAATCACTTCATTAACTACACCAACATCAAGTAGTGATGCAGCTAATAAATCATATGTTGATGCACGTGAGGCGGCAGCAGAAGCAACAGCGGCAAGTGATGCAACATCTAAAGCTAATTCGGCTCAATCAGCAGCGATTACTTCATCAAACTCATATACTGATACAGCAATTTCAAACTTAGTAAATGGTGCTAACTCATCTTTTGATACACTAAAAGAAATCCAAGATGCAATGGCAACAGATGCTGAACTTTCAGCAGCTATTAGTGGATTAACAATTGGTAATGCTACAATTACAATTTCAGCAGGTAGTGGTTTAGGTGGAGGCGCAGCCTTTACAACTAACCAAACATCTAACGAAACTATATCACTAAATGTTAACACTGGCAACGGTTTAACAATTTCAGGTGATTCAGTAGTAATGTCAGGTTCATACACTGGTGGCTTTACAGCAACTGGTGATATTACTGCATACTCAGATGAATCATTAAAAACTAACATTCAAACAATTGACAACGCTCTAGATAGAGTTGAAGCAGTTCGCGGTGTTACTTTTGATCGTATCGAAGACGGATCAACATCAACTGGTGTTGTTGCTCAGGAACTACTTGAAGTTTTACCTGAAGCAGTTCACACAGATGCAAACGGTGTTCACTCGGTAGCATACGGTAACATTACAGGTCTATTAATTGAAGCAGTTAAAGAATTATCAGCAGAAGTTAAAGAACTTAAAAATATGTAATTTTTAAATTACTAAAACTAAAAGCAGTGCTTAGGCACTGCTTTTTTTATGACTAAACTTTGTTTATTGATAAATACTAACATAACATAGAGAGAATTTAAATGGCATTTAGAGGAATACAATCAACCAATCTTATAAGCAATGACGTTGGATTTAATGACCCATTACTTATACTAAACAAAGATAGTAGCTTACCGACAGATGTAGGTTGGCTAGGTAAAATTGGTCCTATAACTTATGCAGGCTTTGTTAGAGATCACGAAACAAATACGTTTCTACTAATTGATTCAGTAGACCTATCACCAAATACTCTTAATAGTATAAATGCAGGCGAAGTTACAAAAGGTGACTTGTCAGTAAGAACACTCACAGCAGATACAATTGTTGCAGGTAATTTACCAACACAATATACAGATGCAGATGCAAGAGCAGCCATTTCAGCAACTGGTAGTTTGTCTTATGATAGTGCAACTGGTGTTATTAGCTTTACTGATACAGACTATTCATACGCAACAAAAGTTGGATACAATTTAGCAGATCAAACTGATACAACCTCAATTGTATTAGATCCAGGTGATGCAAGTACACCAGCAACATATCGCGGTGATGTCATAAACAACAGTGGCACAGTTATTGTAGATGTGTCAAGCACAAGTTCTACATTTACTGGTGGACTAATGGGTAACACTTATGGTGATGTTTACAACCCAACCGGCGCAAATAAAATTTTAGAAAGCGGAACTGGTAATTTAGATTCTGCCTTAACAGTTGATTCAGCAACCACTACAACATTAAATGCAGGCACTACTAATATTAGTGGCAATGCTACATTTACTGGTGGTAGTGCAGACTTTACTGGAACAACTACAATTGGTAATTGGAACGGTGCTGTTTATGACAGAACTGGTTCTACACTTATTATTGATGATACTGCAATTCCTAAACCTATTGTTTATGCAAACATACAAGGCGGCGTTGTTGGTGATGTTTTAGGTAACCTTGTAGGTAATGTAGATGGTAATGTTACAGGTAACCTTGAAGGTGGTATTATTAATTCGCAAGGACAAGTTGTAATTGATAACTCAGGCTCACTTTCTCCTGATGTATTTAGAGTACCAAAAGGATTAGCAGTAAGTCGACCATCTCCAGCAGTGGAAGGCATGTTATGGTTTAACGAAACAACAAAAATGTTTGAAGGTTACGATGGAACAAACTGGATTCAGTTTATTCCTTCTACGTATCAGCTTATTCCATAAGCATAAATATATAATATAGGATGGAGAATTAGCAGTGGCTTTTAAAATTGGTAATCAAACAGTAATACGAGATATAGATGCTACAGCGGCTATTGAAACAAACAGTAATCTAGATAAACTTCAGATTAATGGAACAGATGTATTAACACATGATGGCTCTACAATTACATTAAAAAATGTTAACATTGATGATTTAATGGAATCATCAATTAATACTGATAATGTTACTGAAGGCTCTACAAACTTATTTCACACAACTGCTAGAGTTGAACAAATTATTAATGCTAATAATCAAACATTAACTTTTGCAGATCCACTGTTAACAATAAGTAACGGTAATACAGTTAACTTATCATCATTAAGTCCAAATTTAACAGGATATGCTACAGAATCATATGTTGATCAAGCAGAATATGATGCAAGATCATATACTGATCAAAGAGAAATAGTAATTACAAGTGCATACAGATCATATGCAGATCAAGCCGAATCAGATGCAATTAGTACAGCAATGTCACAAGCAAGTATAGATGCAACTAATAAGGCAAATGCAGCAAAATCTCAGGCTGTTAGTCAAGCAAGTGCAGATGCAACTTCTAAGGCAAATGCAGCTAGATCGGGCGCTGAATTATACACTGATACAAGAGAAATAGCAATTACAACAGCATACGAATCGTATGCAAACTCAGGTGACACCACAACATATAATGCTGCTAAGTCATATACAGATACAGAAATTACAACAGTATTGCCACTTACAGGTGGAACACTTACAGGTGCATTAACATTAAGTGGCGCCCCAACTAGTGCCGATAATGCCGCAACTAAATCATATGTTGATAGTGCAATATCAGGCGGAACAGGCGCATTAGATACAGACGACATATCAGAAGCAAGTAATCTTTATTATACTGATGCTAGAGTAAACACTTTATTAGGCACAAAAGGTTATGCTACAGAATCATATGCAGATCAAGCCGAAGCAGATGCAATTAGTACAGCAAGCACAGATGCAACTACAAAATCCGATCAAGCATTAGTAGATGCAAAAGCATATACTGATACAAGAGAAACAGCAATCACAACTGCATATGAAACCTATGCAGATACAGCCGAAGTAGATGCAGTATTAACAGCAAACGCATACACTGATACAAGAGAAACAGCAATCACAACTGCATATCAAACATATGCAGATCAAGCCGAAGTAGATGCTAAAGCATACACTGATACAGAAATTGCTGCAATTGTCGATGGTGCTCCAGGCACGTTAGATACATTAAACGAATTAGCCGCTGCACTAGGAGATGATGCAAATCTTAGCACAACACTTAGTACACAAATAGGAACAAAGTTAGCAACAGCAGACTTTAATTCAACAGCAGATGCCTGGCTAGGATCAAATCTTTACTATACAGATGAAAGAGTAGATGATAGAGTTTCTAATCTTCTTGTAGCGGGCAGTAACATAACACTTACATACAACGATTCGCTTAATACAATGACAATTGCTTCGGCAACAACAGCAAGCGGTGGTTATGACTTATCATCGAATACTACAGATGATGTAACAGAAGGTGCAAATAATCTTTACTTTACATCTGCAAGAGTTGATACAGTGTTTAGTGGTAAAACTACTTCTGATTTAACAGAAGGTACAAATTTATATCATACAAATGCACGTGTTGATGCTCGTATACCAACTAATGTAAGTTCATTTACAAATGATTCAGGATATATTACATCCTTTACTGATACAAACACAACATACACAGCAGGCACAGGGTTAAATTTAGTTGGAACAACATTTAATAATACAGCACCGGATCAAACTGTAAGTTTAACAGGCTCAGGTGCTACAAGTATTAGTGGAACATATCCTAACTTTACTATCAGTAGCACAGATACAAACACTGATACAAACACAACATATTCAACTGCGACATCAGGAACACTAGGATTAGTTAAAATTGGATATGGTGAGAATGGTAAAAACTATCCAGTAGAATTATCAAGTGGAAAAATGTTTGTAAACGTTCCATGGGTAGACACAAACACCGATACAGACACAACATATACAGCCGGAAATGGGTTGACATTAACCGGAACAGAGTTTAAAATGAGTGGAAGTTATACAGGTGATTTTACAGCATCTGGTGATGTAACAGCATACTCAGATGAAAGACTAAAAAGCAACATAACAACAATAGAAGATGCATTAGACAAAGTTAAAGCAATGCGTGGTGTTATGTTTGATAAAACAAATTCACTAACTGGTGAACTAAGACAGTCAACTGGTGTTATTGCACAGGAGACAGAAGAAGTATTACCAGAGGTAGTGCATAATGACGACAACACAGGCTATAAATCTGTAGCATACGGAAATATAGTAGGCGTTCTTATTGAAGCAATAAAAGAACAACAAAGCCAAATTGAAGATCTTACAAAGGAAGTAGAATTTTTAAAAGGCAAAAGATAATTAACCTTAAACACAACTTAAATATCGATTACGATAAATATAACTAGCAAACGAATGTTTGTTAACGTTAATAAACTCGAGGAGTAACAAATGGCATTACCAGCAACCGGAAACACGGTAAGTATGAGTACAGTACGTGACTATTTTGGATTAAGTGGAACAGTTTCACTATATCAATTAGGTACGTTTATCTCACCGCAAGTAACAACAAATATTAAACTATCAGCCACCTTTGGCGGATGGCAAAATCCTAATTCAACAGGCGCATCATAATATTTAAAATATTATTTAAAACACTGTCAAGTAGCTCTTGACAGTGTTTACTTTATGTTGTATAATTAAATGAATACAGACAAGTATACTCAATACAGGAGAAAACTATGAGTTCAAGAACAAGATTCGAAATAGAAACATTTTTGTTGGGTGCCCATCCAACAGTAGAGCGTCAAGCATTAGAGCTACAAAATGAGCTAATGCAAGCACGTACACAGCAACATCCAGACTTAGCAATGCTAGAAGCAGTGGCTAGTGACTTTGTTGCTAAAAACGGTGAATTTGACGCTTTAATTAGCGGTATCGAAGCAACCGAAGAAGAATATTGGACTACACGTCTTGCACGTTTGGCAGCAATTGATATTCTTACAATTGGTAAAGTACAACCAGAGCATATGAATTATATGGCATCACTATCAGATGATGCATTTTCCTCATGTGTCAAGTCAGCTACAACACTTGCTAAATCATTAAATGATTCAGTACAGGAAATTGAAGCAGAACTTGGTTCAGAACTTACTGATTAAATTAAATGGTAAGTATACCTAAGTTTATACAAAAATCTGACCCTACCTCAAATGTCGCAATATGTGTTCCAGTAAGGGACCATGTGACATCAACATTTACCTATAGTCTTGCTATGCTTATGAAAAAGTGTGGCGAGAAAGGACAAAAAGTTTCCTTACATATGGTTATGGGAAGTGAAGTAGCAATGCAACGCCAACAATTAGTTGACGAAGTATTGGAAACGTCAGCGACACATATATTCTGGGTAGACAGTGATATGAAGTTTCCAGTAGATTCATTATTTTCTTTGCTATCGCATAAGAGAGAAATTGTTGGAGCAAATTATAGCACAAGAGTAAAACCGCACAGACCCGTTGCGTTTAAAAATGAAAACAATCTAGACAAGAGAGTTTTTGGCGGACAAGGCATAGAAGAAGTGTTTGCAGTAGGCAGTGGTCTATTGTTGGTAAATAGATGTGTATATGAAAATATGTCAAGACCACATTATAGTATTGAATGGAATGATAACTATACTAACTTAGTGGGCGAAGATATATATTTTTGTAAAAAAGCATCAGCGCATGGATATACATCACATATCGATCATGCGTTAAGTGAAAGAATTGCACATATAGGCATGAAAGAATTTACAATAAAAGGCGACTGTTATGATTAAAACTTCTACAACTTCTCTATTAGATTTCAAAGGACAAAGTGTTATTACACCTTGGGATAGACTAAAAAAATATATTTTTAAAAGTTACCCTATTGTGTATGTAGATGAAAAAATAACAGACACTGAAGAACTTACAAAAATTGCATCCGAATATTTAGGCAAATCAGAAATGGTTTGGGTAGTACTAAAAACAGCTACACTTAATCCAGAATTTCCTTGGCATTACAAGCCAAGTGATGTGGGACATAATGTAATACATAGATTTCCAAAAGTAATTAAAAGAACTGGACGTCCGGTTAATTGGGGAGACATTCAATTAGTTCCAACTGGCGGCGTAGTACATGGAACAGTAAAAAATAAAATTGTTGGGTCATTCCATGAAGCAGACTTTGACATTATTATGATTAGTTTCCATGAAGCAGAAGCAGATCATAATTATCAACAACTAAGACTTAGATTTCCAGAAGCAGGACATATTAAAAATGTAGCAGGCATTGGTAATGCTCATAAAAAAGCAGGAGAATTAGCAACATCAGAAATGGTATATATTGTTGATGCAGATGCAGATGTTATGAATGACTTCTGTTTTGATTATATTCCTCCAATGGCAAAAAGAGCAAACACAACATATGTTTGGTATGCACGTAATCCAATTAATGGATTAGAATATGGATATGGTGGTATTAAATTATTCCCAAGACAACAATTAATCGAAATGGGCCATGTGCTTCCAGACTTTAGTACAGGCGCAGCATTTTATCAACCAGTTAGAGATGTTTCTAACATAACAAGATTTAATAGAGATCCATTCCGTACATGGCGTAGTGCATTCCGTGAATGTGTAAAACTATCATCTCAAATTAATCCAAATGCTCCTGTAAAAGAAACAGCAGATAGATTAGAAACATGGTGTACAGTTGATGAAGGCGGACGTTTTGGACGTTATTGTATCAAAGGTGCATTGGAAGGAAAAGCATACGGTATTGAACACAAAGATGATGTTGAAGCACTAAACAAAATTAATGATTTTGAATGGTTGCGTGAACAATTTGTTGAAAGTATGAAAAAACGTATTAGCGCCAAATAAAAACAAATCTCTATAAAACTATCTATGCAAGTCGTAGATAGTTTTTATTTTCTTTAAAAAATCCTTTGAATTACATTGAATTTTAGCACCAGGGTGTAAAGGCTTTGGCCATTTTTCTATAGCAACCCAGCAATACCCATTGCTTTCTGAATTTAGTTTAGGAATAAATTCTTCGTTTACTAAAACAACAAAGCTATTATATATAAACTTTCCATTTTTACTAGTAAACTTACTCACAGGAATAACCTTGGCAATATCAACCTTGCCAACTTCTTCTTCTATTTCTCTGTATAAAGTTTCTGACGGTCTTTCTTGATCTTCACTCTTACCACCAAAAAATCCCCATTTCTTAGAATGAGTTACTTTCTCGCTTCTGAGTTGCATCATTACTCTTCCGGTTGTTGTACTTAAGAAAATACAACCACTTGCTTCTATCATTATAAGTACAGTCTCCAAAAGCCTGCGTTGTAAATTGCTTCGTAACTGTTAACCCAACCAGAGCCGTTCCACTCTAATTGATCATCTGTGCTGACATTAGTTACGTAATGTGTTAAGTTGTTATTTGCAGCAGAGTCAAATACTATAGACCATGCACTTCCGTCAAACTCTACAATATCATATCGGTTAGCACTTGATAAACCATTCCAATTTGAACTAACAGGAATAGGATTAAGTAATAAGTATCTAACACCAGCATTTGCAGAAGGAACAGTACCATCACCTGGATAGTTTTTTGATCCATCTATAATTCCATTTATTGCAGATAATGTATTAGTAGGCAATGTTGACGTATCAATATCAACTGATAATATATTATCATTAAGTTTGCTCACACGACCAATAATGTCATTGTCTGTGTCGCCTGGGTCAGAACTTTTTCTTAATCTAATTTGACTAATACCATCTCTTAACTCTCCAAATTTCTTTAGATCATTTGTCCACGATACTTCATTACCATCAGAGTCAAATGCAGTTTCATCTAATGCAAGTAAAGTTAATTTATTATCTTCATACATGACTTTTCTATTTTCAAGTGTAACTACAGTATATTCTACAGTAGATCTATCAAATGCAACATTCTCTTTAAAGTTATCTAATTGTACATCGTCTAAATTATACATTTGATTAATAATAGTATGTATAAGTTTTTGTTGTTTTACCTTAGCTGGTGGATTGATTAATATAGGTAAATCAAAATTTATAGAAGCTACATCAATAATATCGTCAATGCTACTACCTATGCTTCTACTACTCCATGTGGTATTTTTCATTTCTATATAAGTTAACGAACTCCAGTCATATGGATTATTGGAAGTCCTAACATCTAACGTAGGATTAAACAATACTAATATTTGTTCCATTAGTTGTAACTTTTGTTCTGTATTTGAAGTCCATATATCGCAGTTCATTGATAGTACATATGTAACTGGATTATGTCTTTCTATTGTATATCTATTGCCAGGTTCGTTTGAATATTCACCAGTTGTATCATTATATTTCTTTTCTATAACTTGAACTTTGTCTATGTGTCCTGGTGATGTTCTTAATTCAGGCGCCATTGCTAAGTTAGTAACATAACAACTAATAAATGGAACAGTGTTAACAATGTTCTCTGAGTTTTCTCTGGTTATGTGTGCCGCCATACGATTGATATCACCATAGCGTACTGGAACTAATTGCATTACTGGAAGCCCAGTATCATCTTTGCCCATTTGTACACTGAATCCACTAAACAGTCTTATAAACTGTTGAATGTATCTTCTAATTTGTTTATCGTAAAAGTATTGTTGCTCTGCCATTGTTTATTCCTAAAAGTCTGAATCTAGCCCTTTTTTCTTAGAAGGGTTCATTACTTTACTTAATGCTTGACGTTCTGGAGTTTCTTTATCATCCACAACTGTTGTTGAATTATTATTAATAAAGTCACCAGCGTTATATGTTTTATCGCTCCAAGTTTTTTCAGTCACGTTATCATATAGTCTTTGCCATCTGCTTCCTCTAAACACAAATAATCTATTTGGATTAAAATCATTTCGTATAAAGAATTCACCATCTTTTGGTTGAACAGGAAATTGATCACCTTGTTGTAGTGTTTCACCGTGATCATATTCTGGCTCTTTTTTGTCATCCACACCAAACAAATGTTCAGCTAATGGCAATCCATTAGGATCGGCTTCTTCTGCAGCTTGTACAATAGCGTTACTAATATTAAGCTCTGTTTTGTATGCACTTATATCATTTTTAAGACTATCTGGATCACCAGCAGTTCCAAGTATATCTGCGTATTCTTGTGTATCTGTTAATGGTGCTACTTTAACACGCCAAATGTGTGGATACCAAGTTTGTGAGAATCCTTCACTTCCTCTTGCGGCATCTTGTACAACATAAAATTTGTTAACAGCATCTCTGTCTGTGCTTAATAGTAATTCATCACGTAAATGCGGTAATTCAATTACATCTCCTGGCATTAATCTTCTACCAAGTTTTTGAACCATATCGTTAATATGAAATGTAATAAACAATGTATCGTTTGTTAAAAACAAACCAAACTGTGTTAAATCAAAATCATTGTCACTTACATTATATACGCCACGTAGTTCAAAAATATCCGGATCGTACTTACGATCTCTGTTTTCCATAAACAGTAAGTCTTGTATTTTAGTTTCGTCTACTAAACCTTCAGGATTAATTTCTTCACCTGATAGCATATCTTTTTGTAAGCCACTTTTATAATTTGGTTCACTTGGATCATCATTAGACGAATCTGAATCAGGACCTAAGTACTTGTGTACATGTATTGCAGTACCACCAATTGAAAATTGCTCGAGAATACTCCTATCCATGAAGTTATAATCGTTGCTTTTGTATGGTTTATATAAACTTAATCTTGGCATATGGTTTTCCTATTATATACAGTATTTATGACTTGCGAACTTCCAAGATGGTAAATAGTTATATGCGTAGTTAATCTTAACTAGCATTATAAAGAGGAAAAATTATGTTTAGATTTTTTACAGTAAAAAAATGGGCTTTATGGTCCTGGCTAGGATCAGCAATAATCCTATCATCGCTTTGGATACAAGTCGAGATTGATGTTAAGATTAACGAATGGTTTGGCCAATTTTATGATATGATTCAAAAGGCATTAGCAACACCCAATGCAATCACCATAGGTGAATATTGGGGCAGTTTAGCAAGTTTCTTATACTTAGCGGCTATCTATGTAGGTATCGCAGTAGTAGTAAGTTTCTTTACAGCACACTATCTATTTAGATGGCGCACAGCAATGGTCGAATGGTATCATAGTGTATATGACAAAGCTAGAACTA